GTGTAGGCCAAGTTGGTGGTCCAATAGCATGGCAAAAAGTAACTCCTAGTCAAGGTGGTAGTTGGAGTGAAAAAACAGCTACACAAGGTGGTAGTTGGAGTGAAAAAACAGCTACACAAGGTGGTAGTTGGAGCAAAGTTACACCACCTTAATAAATATATATTATTGACATTATGTATAAAACAAAATAAAAATGGATAATTAAGCAGGAGATAAATTATGGCTTCAACGTATACACCTTTAGGTGTTGAAAAAATGGCAACCGGCGAGAATGCCGGTACATGGGGTACAAAAACCAATACAAACTTAGAAATTATTGAACAATTTGCTGGCGGTTATACAACTCAGGCGGTCTCTGATTCTGGAGATACAACTCTTTCAGTTTCTGATGGTTCAACTGGAGCAACTCTTGCGCATAGAATAATAGATTTAACAGGTGCACTTACAGGTGCTAGAAACGTAACTATTCCTATTGACGTACAACAAATGTATGTCCTTAAAAATTCTACAACAGGATCACAAGCTGTAACATTTAAATATGTAACTGGTACAGGATCTAGTGTTGCATTTACAGGTGGTGATACATCTTCTAAAATAGTTTATGGTACAGGGTCAGGATCTAATCCAAACATCATTGATTTAGGATTTGTTACTACTACTGGTACTCAAACTTTATCAAATAAAACTTTAACAGCTCCTAAAATTGCAGATGCAGGATATATTGCAGATGCTAATGGAGCGGAACAAATTATATTTCAAACAACAGGTTCAGCAGTAAATGAACTAGAAGTTACTAATGCTGCTACAGGAAACCCTCCTATCTTAGGTGCAAGTGGAGAAACTAACGTTGGTCTTCATATTAAACCAAAAGGAGCAGGAGAAACTATTATTGGATCTGGTGGAGCAAATGCTACTCTTACAACAAGTGGCGCATATGATTTAATTATAGATACAAATGAAGGAACTAATGCTGGAACAATTACACTTACAGATGGTGCTAATGGCGATATAACTATCGCTCCAAATGGTACAGGTATAGCAAAAGCTGTAGATGCTGGAGATAACACAGCAGCAATTAAAATTGCTGGTAAAGAAACTATGTGGGTCCCTGCTTCTGCAATGTATGGAGCAACTACTAATGGTGCTGATGCACAACAAGTTGAAACAACAGCAACAAGACCTGATATGAAAGTTTTAGATTTTGATGCTAGTACAGCTGAGTATTCACAATTTTCAGTTGCTTTTCCTAAATCATGGAATGCAGGAACTGTAACGTATCAAGTTTATTGGACACCAAGTTCTACGAATACAGGAGACTGTATATTTGGATTACAAGGAGTTTCATGTGGTGACAGTGATACAATTGATGTTGCTTTTGGAACAGGTGTAGAAGTCACAGATGCTGGTATAGGAACAGTTGAAGATCAACAAATTACTTCAGAAAGTGGCGCAGTAACAATTTCTAACGCTGGTGATGGTGAACAAACTTATTTTCAATTATACAGAGACGCAGCCGATGGTAGTGATACTTTTACAGGTGATGCAAGAGTATTAGGAATTAGATTATTCTTCACTACGGATTTGGCTAACGACGCATAAGGAGTAGCTAATGAAGGAACACAGAATTGATCAATTACAAAATTCAATTAAAGGATCAAAAAATAAATTATCTAAACCAAAAACTAGAGGATTTGGTTATCAAGTTTTAGGATTTGGAGCTGGTGGAGCAGGTAGACAAATTGATGTACCTATTTCATTTTTAATTCTTGCTGGTGGTGGCGGCGGTGGCGGAGCAGCTCCCCTTGGTCCAAAAGGCGGAGGTGGCGGAGCAGGAGGATTTAGAAATTCATATCCTGGTTCACCTTCTGGCGGCCCTTCAACAACTTTAACTCAAATTACTGGAGCAGAAGGCACTTACACAGTTACCGTTGGTAGTGGTGGAGGCGCTGGAACAGGATTTAACCAATCAGGAGCTCAAGGATCAACTTCTTCAATTCAAGAACCTCCTGGAACTACAACATCTTCTACTGGTGGTGGTGCAGGCGGAGCAGCAAATTCTGCATCTGGAGGACCCGGTGGATCCGGCGGCGGAGGATCAACTCACTCTGCATTTCCTCCTTCAAACGCGCCAGGTGGCAGTGGAAGTGGTGGACAAGGAAATTCTGGAGGAACATCTAGTGGAACAAATGCTGGCGGCGGAGGCGGTGCAGCAACGGCTGGAGCAAATGGAAATTCAGCTGGAAGTGGAATAGCTGTAGATATTATTGCAGCAAGTTCTCCTGTAACTTATTCAGCGGGTGGTGGAAATAGAGGTACTTCTTCATCTCCTGCAACAGCACCTGCTAACTCAGGCAAAGGCGGAGGTGGTGCTGATGGAAGTAGTGGATCTGGTGTTAATTATAAAGGAGAATCAGGAGGCACTGGGATGGTAGTTATGAGATTACCAACGGCGTCATATTCAGGAACTACTACAGGATCTCCAACGGTTACTACTGATGGTACTGATACTGTTTTAAAATTTACAGGAAGTGGTACTTACGTTCACTAATTATTATGGCACATTTTGCAAAACTTGATGAAAATAATAAAGTTATTTTTATAGAACTTATAGAAAATGCCGTTCTCTTAGATGACGCTGGTGTAGAGCAAGAATCTAAAGGTTTAGATTTTTTAAGAACTATTCATAAAGAACCAGCAGGAGATTGGAAACAATGTTCTATACATACTTATGCTAATAAGCATGATAGTGGTGATGATTCTAAATGTATAAGGGGTAATTTCCCCCATACTGGATGGGATTATTCTCCTAGTGATGATGTTTTTTATCCTGTAAAACCTTATGACAGTTGGGTGTGGTATGCAGATGAATGGAACTGGAATTCTAATCCTCACAGTAACACATTGGAAGATCTTACTAATGAAGAATTAGACGCTGGAACACTTTATAGATGGAATGATTCTAGCTTACAGTGGGAAAAGAAACATAAAGACGACCCTATCGAGTATCCTCCAAATACTTAAAATTGACTTTATTTCATTTGTAATATACAAATGAGATATGAAAGAAATACCAACTTCGTATTGGCCATTTGAATTAGACCACATTAATGACTATGCTTGGATTCATGATGTTTTTTCCAAAGAAGAATGTAAAAAAATAATTAGTTTATGTAATAAACTTCCTGAAGAAACAGCAAAAGTAGGAGTAGGGGGAACTAAAAAAGTCAATACTAAAACAAGAAATACAGAAATAAGATGGTTGCAACCAGGTCATGATGCTTCAATTTTTTCAAAACTAACCTCTGCTACTTTAAGTTTAAATAAAGATTTTTTTAAATTTGATTTATATGGATTTATGGAAGGCATTCAATTTACTCGTTATCATAAAGGAATGTTTTATAAATCACATGTAGATAGAAGCTTTAATAGTCCTATACGAAAATTATCAATTAGTGTTTTATTATCTGATCCTAAAACTTTTAAAGGAGGAGATCTTAAAATAGAAAATACAGTTCCAGAAGCAAAACAAGGAACCTTAATAGCTTTTCCAAGTTTTATGGTCCATGAAGTTACTCCAGTAAAACAAGGAGAAAGGTGTTCTTTAGTAGGATGGATTACAGGTCCAAATTTTAAATGAAATATAAAGTAATAGATAATTTTTTAGAACCAAAACTATTTAAAGAATTTAAAGATAATGTTTTTAATAATTCTAATACACCTTGGTTCTTTAGAAAAAGTCAACAAAGTGAAGGGGTGATTAAAACTAACCCTTGGTTTTCTCTTTGTTTTTTTAATGAATTTAAAAATGATTTTAAAGCATTCGATATGTATTTAAATGAAATATATAAAAAATTAGATTGTAAATCATTAATAAATTCCAGAGCCAACTTAACTATAGCATCTAGCATTAAATTTGATCTGTATTGGCACAATGATTATTTATATAAAAATTCTAAAACAGCTATTTTTTATTTAAATAATACAGATGGAAATACTTTTTTAAAAATAAATAATAAAAAAATTGGAATAGAATGTGTTGAAAACAGAATGTTAATTTTTTCTTCTGATATTAAACACGCTGCTGGTCAGCATACTAATGCTGTAAGAAGAATAGTATTAAACATAAATTATTTTTAATGAATAAAAAATATAAAATTATAAAAAAAGTTTTAAACAAAGATACTTGTAATCTTATTAATGATTATTTTCTGTATAAAAAACAAGTAGCTGCTTTTACCTTATCCAAACCTAATTATAATGAAATTGTTCATGGAGGTTTTAATGATGGTATGTTTAAAGCAAAAGAACTTTATTTTCATTATGGAGATAATTTAGCAGAAACACTTTTAATTAAACTACAACCTTTAATAGAAAAACATTTTAAAAAGAAACTTATACGAACTTATTCTTTTATGAGAATTTATGAAAAAGGTTCTATTTTGCATGGACATAAAGATAGAATTTCATGTCAGTATTCAGCAACACTTCATATTAAAGGAGATTATGAGTGGCCCTTTTATGTAAAATATAAAAATAACACCACTGAGATAAATCTTTCTCAAGGAGATCTTGTTATATACAAAGGTGAAGAAGTAAAACATTGGAGAAAAAAATATAAAGGAGATTATTATACTCAAATATTTCTTCATTATATTGATGCTAAACATCCTGAAGTAGAAACATATAAATATGATAAAATACAAAACCAAATAGATAGAGAAATGAAAAATTATTTTCAAAAACATCTTACCAATATTAGATATCCAGATTTTAAAGTAAAAGAAGGATGGCACGTTGAAGGAATTTTAAAAAATAGATCTAATAAAAGATTAAAATTTGATTTAAATCCTATGGTAAATTTGGTTGATAATGAAAAAGGAAAATATGGTAGTACATCTAATAAAGCAGATGTTTTTGTTTTTGAAAGAGATGATGATTATGTCTTAATAGATAAATATGAACTACATAATTTTTTAAGAAAATTACAACGTAAAAATAATGAACCAGTTAAAATATATATTGAGGATATAATAAAAAATTTAGAATGGAATATTATTTTACCGAAAGAATAAAATGAAAACTACTATACAAGACTATATCTATATTCAACCAAATTTTTTTAATACTAAATTTTGTAATAAAGTTTTAAAAGAAGTTAAGACATTAAATTTTACTCCTAACTTATTTTATAATCCTAATAATGACGTATCCACAAATAGAAGCGGAGAAACTGAATCTTTAATGTCTAGTGAATTAATACCCTCTAATGATTTATTATTAAAACAATTATGGATAGGTATTAAAAATTATTATACCTACATTAATTCTCCTTATTTTACTAGATGGCAAGGATTTTCTCAACCTCGTTATAATAAATACTTAGCAGGTAAAGAAATGGTCTTTCATGCAGATCATGTTCAATCTTTATTTGACGGAGATAGAAAAGGTATTCCAATTTTAAGTATAGTGGGGTTATTAAATAATAATTTTAAAGGAGGAGATTTTATACTTTATAATGATTCTAAAGAAAAAATTTTAAAGTTAAAAGCAGGAGATCTTCTTATCTTTCCATCTGTTTTTATATATACTCATCGAATATCGGCAGTAACACAAGGAACTCGTTTTTCCTTTGCAAGTTGGGTATGGTAATATGAAACAAAACCTTTAATTATCTATCAAAATAGTATATAGCAAATAATGAAAAAGCTTATATAATAGGGAGCTTATGCTACAAAAGATAGGATTTTTACCAGGATTTAATAAACAAATTACACCTACCGGAGCCGAAGCACAATGGACGGGTGGTGAAAATGTGCGTTTTAGATATGGAACCCCTGAAAAGATAGGTGGTTGGCAATCTTTAGGAGATAAGAAATTAACAGGTCCAACTCGAGCGCTTCATCATATGGTTAATAAAGAAGGTATTAAATATGCCGTTTTAGGAACCAATAGAATTTTATATGTTTATTCTGGAGGAGTTTATTATGATATTCATCCTTTAACTAATCCATCAGGCACAGCAATTACAAATGCATTTAGTACGACTAATGGTGATGCAACTGTTACTTTAACTTTTTCATCAGCACATAGCTTTGTAGCAGGAGACATTATTTTATTTGGAGATTCTTCTACATTTACCTCTATTACTAATTCAAATTTTAGCGCATCTGATTTTTGTGATAAAAAATTTATGGTTGCGTCTGTACCTACTACTACCACTCTTACTATTGAAGCAGAGTCTACCGAATCAGGATCGGGTGCAAGCGAATCAGGAGGAATTACTTATTATAGATATTACCACGTAGGTCCCGCTGAACAGGTAGGAGTTTATGGTTGGGGTATATCTCAATTTGGTGGTACAGTTACTAACCCTCAAACTAATACTTTAGATGGAGCTTTAGGAGATAATGTTTATGGAACAGGTGGATCAGGAACCAGTATCGTTTTAGATTCAGTTACAGGATTCCCAACAACAGGAACGAATTATATTTTAGTTGGCACCGAAGAGATTTCTTATACAGGAGTTTCAGGAAGCACAACTTTAACAGGAATTACCAGAGCAGCTAGAGGAACAACTAGAGCAGCTCATTCTGATGGTGCAACAGTTACTAATACAAGTGACTATGCGGCATGGGGTCAAGCTGCAGCAACCACGGATAAAGTTGCTGAACCAGGTTTATGGTCCTTAGATAACTATGGAGCTAAACTTATTGCATTAATTGTTAATGGTTCGGTATTTGAATGGGATTCTGATGCATCAAATGCAACAGCAACTAGAGCAACTATTATATCAGGTGCACCTACAGCATCTAGAGATATGATTGTATCAACACCGGATCGTCACTTAGTTTTATTTGGAACTGAAACAACGATTGGTGATACTGATACACAAGATGATATGTTTATAAGATTTTCGTCTCAAGAAACATTATCTACTTGGGCACCTACCGCAACTAATACCGCTGGTACACAAAGACTGGCTGCCGGATCACGGATCAT